CAAGTGGAAGGGTGAAGCGCAGGCGCAGGAGGCTTCCGAACCGAGCTTCGGACAGCTTGAGATCCCGGTGCGCGAGGTGAACACCTATGTGGACATTTCGAACCAGCTCCTGGCCGACAGCGCCGGTCAGGCGGAAGCCGAGGTGCGCCTGGCGCTTGCCGAGGACTTCGGCCAGAAGGAAGGCAAGGCCTTCATCGATGGCGATGGCGTTCTGGAGCCCACCGGCGTTCTGAAGGATGCGAGCGTCACCTTCACCCCGAACGGCCACGCAACGAACCTGTCCACCGATGCGCTCATCTCGCTGATGTATGCGCTTCCCGCAGCCTATCGCGGGCGCGGCACATGGCTCATGAACGGCAGCACGCTTGCCGTGATCCGGAAGCTGAAGGACGGACAGGGCAACTACCTCTGGCAACCCTCGTTCGCGGTGGACGCTCCCGAGACCATTCTTGGCCGACCCGTGGTCGAGGCGGTGGATATGCCAGACGTGGCTTCGGGCTCCTTCCCGGTTGTCTTCGGTGACTTCAGCACCGCCTACCGGATCGTGGATCGCGTGTCGCTGTCCATCCTGGTGAACCCCTACTCGCTCGCCACCAACGGCATCACGCGCATTCACGCGACCCGCCGCGTCGGTGCTGGCGTCGTCCAGCCCAAGGCGCTGCGCAAGCTCAAGATGGCCGTGAGCTGATCGAGATCTGACCCTCTTCGGGGGCGGCCCGCCTGCCCTCGATCCCCCTGGTTCATTTCATGAGGACGACATATGCGCGACCTTCAGAGCAACATCGGCGCGGTGCAGGCCCTCGCCCCGGCGGTTTATGACGCGGACAATACCCCGGCCGCCATTGATCTTCTCGGCTTCAATAGTGCGGCCATTCTTCTGCACATCGGCGCCGGCGGCATCACCTTCACCGGCACGAACAAGATCGAGTTCAAGCTCACGCACTCGGACGATGACAGCACCTATACCGCTGTCACCCTTGATGACGTCCAGGGCGTCGCGAGCGTCGGCACCGGCGGCATCATCAAGGCGCTCACGGCGGCCCATGCCACGGCGGATGTGACCAAGCTCGGTTATGTCGGCCATCGCCGCTACCTCAAGCTTCTGGCTGACTTCGGCGGCACGCACAGCGCCGGCACTCCGCTGTCGGCGATCGTCATCAAGGGCCACGCCGCAAGCCGGCCCATCGCTTAGGGCGCCGACCTTTGAGGACGCTGCGGCCCGTCCAATAGCGAAAAGCCCGCCTCCCTGGCGCCCCCCGCTTCGGCGGCAATTGAAGGGTCAAGGCGAGCACGGTCGCGAGCACAGCGGGCACCCACCCGCCAAGGCTCCGGGGAGCCGAGGGTCATCTCGGCTCCCCACCATTTCGGAGAAATCGTCATGTACCAGGACCATGCCAAAGCCGCCGTCGACATCGTCGGATCCGCCCGCAAGCTGCAGGTGATCACCCCGGACATTGCCTGTCTGCGAGCGATCCCGCGCGCGCTGTATGTCGGCGGCGCTGGCGATCTTCAGCTCTTTGCAGCCGATGATGACCATGCAGTGATCCTGAAGAATGTCCCGGCCGGAACGGTTGTCCCGATCCGTGTGCGCTGCATCGGCCCCGCGACCACCGCGACCGTTATCGTCGGGCTCTTCTGATGCCCGTGCGCGCTCCGAGAATTTGCGGGTGCGGCTATCGGATCGCCAGCGGCGAGCGGTGCCCGTGCGAAGCCCGGCGGAAAGCCGAGGCCGACAAGCGCCGACCATCCGCGCGCGCCCGGGGATACGATTCCAGATGGGATGTGGAGCGCACGGCGTTCCTGAAGGCGCACCCCAAGTGCGCGCGATGCGAGGCGCCCGCGACGGTAGTCGACCACAAAATCCCGCACCGAGGTGACAAGAAGCTGTTCTGGAACCGCAGCAATTGGCAGCCGCTGTGCGTCACCTGTCATTCAAGGTGGAAACAAAGCATGGAGCGAAATCGGATTTAAGGATTAAAAAAATGACTCAGTCAAATTTTAGTGGTCGATATTATGAAACTACGAGATCAATAATTTCACTCACAGATATCAGGCAGAGACTCAGACTCCCTGATGGGTGCGATTCCGACACAATGCTACGAGATTACGCTACAGCGGCCCGCGATATTATTGAAAGTTACGTAGGCCCGCTCGAAAGATTCCTTGAAACTAGACATGCACCTTTACCGCCACCAGATGACGACAGAGAGCTTGTGCTTCGTGTGCCGTTTGCTTTGCGAGAAGCTATGCTTCTCTACGTCAAAGTCCTCTACGACGGCGACACAGGCGAACCCCCGGAGGGTTTCTTCGCGCTCATCGGCCCCTATCGAAAGTTTGTCTTCTGAGATGGCCCGCTCGCGCCAGCTCTCCCGGATCGACGCGATGCTCGACGGTGCGACCAAGGCCGCGATTGCGGAGGTTCAGCCCGCGCTGCTGAAGGCAGGCGACCGCATGGCCGATACCATGCGCCAGCTTGCTGAAACCTCCCGCGACACCGGAAATTTGATCGAGAGCATCGCGGTTACGCCCGCCGGCAAGCGCACCCCGTCCTACAGCCAGCCCGGCGGCGAGACCGTGGTGCCGGCGAACCAGGTGATGATCACCGTCGGCGACAGTGATGCCCGGTATCCCCACCTTGTCGAATACGGAACCGCCAAGGCCGAAGCACAGCCGTTCTTCTGGCCAGCATTCCGCCTGGAGCGGAAGAAAGCTCTGGCATCCATCAAACGAGCGATCAGCAAAGCCGTCCGGAAGGGCGCGAACACAGGAGTCTAGACCATGGCCATCAACACCACCGCCGGCGCAAAGATCTACATCGGCACCACCGCCCCCGCTGCGACCCTCACGACCTACGCTGCGGACACCTATACCGAGATCAAGGAGGTCGAAGACCTTGGCGAGTTCGGCGACGAATCTGCCGAGGTCGAGATCCAGACCATCGGCGATGCGCGCAAGCGCCGGGTGAAGGGTCCCCGTGATGCCGGCCTTCTCGCGCTGGTCTGCCTGCGCGACGCACAGGATGCGGGACAGACCGCCCTGATCGCTGCGGAGAAGACCGACCTCGCATACAACCTCAAGATCGTCGCGGACGACGCGCCGACGGGCGGCACGCCCACCACCTTCTTCATGAAGGTCATGGTCATGTCCGCCAAGCTGAGCTTCGGCGGCGCCGACCAGGTGACGAAAATCACGTTCGGGCTCGCCATAAACACGGAGATCCTGGAAGAAGTCGCGGAGGCCGCGTGATGCTCTCCGGTCATCTGGTGATCACGCTTGCGGGCGAGAAGGTGACGCTGGTGCCGACGCTTGGCGCTGCGATCACGCTCAACACCAAGCACTCCAGCTTCATCAGTTTGGCGGCAAAGCTGGAGAGCTATGACCTGTCGGCCTGCGTGGATGTGGTTCACCATGGCCTCGGACGCAGCGAGGCGGACCGCGCGCGCACGGAGGAACAGGTCTTCGCCGCTGGCCTTCTGGACCTGGCGCCCGACCTGATCGCCTTCGTGATCCGCCTGATGAACGGCGGCAAGCCCGCATCGACCGCGGAGGACGAAGAGGCCGCCGGCCCTTTCGCCACATCAGCCATGCCGAATATTTCGAATGGCTGTTCCGCGCCGGAACCGGCTGGCTCGGCTGGCCCGCCGCCGTCGTCCTCGCCACCCCCATCCCGCAACTGGAGATGGCCTTTCGCGGCCGGCAGGAAATGCTGAAGGCGATTTTCGGCGGCGACAGTGACGCGCCCAAGGTGCCGCTGGACAAGAAGCTGAAGGCTTTCATGGGCCTTCGCGGAACCACCAAGGTGAAAAGGGACAGGCCATGAGCCCGGATCTTGCTCTGCAAAAATCCATTCTCGCGCGCCTCGCAGGCGCGGCGGATGTAACCGCCCTGGTGCCGGCCGCCGCCATGGTCGACGGTCACGGACTGCCGCAGCAGCGGTTTCCCTCGATCCGCGTCGGCGAGGGACAGCTTGTCCGCGAACCGCTCACCTTCGCAACACGCCACCGGCGGGCGTACGCCACGTTGCATATTTGGTCCAAAGCGATGCCGCAGGCGCGCGCCATTGCCGGCGCCATCGTGGCGGCGATCGAGAGCGCGCCCGTCGCGCTGGAGGGCGGACATCGCGCCGTCTCGACCGTCGTGAGCGACGCCCGGTTTCTCCGAGATCCAGACGGAGAGACCTCTCACGGCGTGGTCACGGTCGAGAGCCTGATCGAGGTGGCGACATGAAAGCGTCGAGCCTCGATCGCGTCATCACCTTGCAGCGCGCCACCGAGGTCCGCGACGACTTCGGGGTGGTGACGTCCGGATGGGCCACCATCGCCACCTTGCGCGCACAGCTCATCCAATCGAGCACGACGGAATTCCTTCAGGGTGCTGGCCTCCAGGGCGAGGCCGCGGTGATCTTTCGAACCCGCTGGTTCGCGGGCATCACCGTGCGAGATCGCATCTTCTACGACTGCGTGGCTCACGACATCAAAGAGCTGAAGGAGATCGGCCGCCGGAGGGGCTTGGACATCCGCACAGTTGCGAGGAACGCACAGTGAAGGGGACCAAGCCGCGCCTGGTGGTGAGCAACGATTCCGTGTCGTCGGCGCTCCGTGCGCCGGCCTTTCTCGCCCCGGAAGCGA